CGAGCAGCACGGCCCTGACCACAGCGCCGAAGATGGCATCCTTCGCCTTTTGCTCGGGTGGTAGCTGCTCGTAGGGGACCATGCACGGGTGCAGCTTTCTCAGGGGGTCCTTCTCCTCCCCCCAGCTCCAGCCCTCGTCATGCTTCGAGTTCAGCCAACCCTGGTGACTCTCCGCGGGCGTAATCTCTGGTTTGCTCCAAATGGCCAGCACCCCGGCTCTCACCGCTTCTCGTTGCTCAGCGGGTGTATCGGCCCATAGCGGCTGGCTGTCGTCCCCGAGTGTCGCGCAGTACCAGCGGTTCATCTCGTGGGCGGTCAATGCGGCGCTTTCGATCAACGCCTCCTTGATGGTCGGGTCTTTCTGCGCGGCTTCGATTGCGCTCGGTGGCTTTGTGGTCATTCTCACCAGTTCCTCGTCTCCCAGAGTATGTACGTCGCTACAGCGAAGGCCAGCAGCCACGCGACCGTTGCGGCCTTTGGCCGCCCCATGCGTAAGAAGATGTCCCCCACCCAGCAGACCGCGTGCCCCATCACATAGCTCGCACTGATTGTGCAGAAGGCCTGCCACAGGATTTGCGCCGTGCTCACGCGCTCGTTCACCATTTCCTCGTTTTCCATAGGACGACCACCGCTAGGGCCATGATACCCCAGGCCACAATGTGGCTCGCCTGCGGATAGCCGGCGTCTTCGATCGCGATCGAAACCTTCGCGGCCCCCTTCCCAATCACGATCCCCACGCACATGAAGCGAAACAGCGTCCAGGAGCCCCTTGCTGCGATTTCGAGCCAACTCATACCGGGTACACCCATTGCCCGCGCGATCGCCGCCCACAGTCGCAGTGGGTGACGACCCGGTGGCTCTCGCTGGCTCCCCGAACCACCGCGACCAGCCGCCATTCTCCGCAGCGCTCGCATTTGACGGCGTCCGTCACCTCGATTTTTGCCGTGGATGTGTCTGATGTGATGTTCATCTCGCCCCCCATGGGGCCCTCCAAGGCCCATGGTTCACCAAGTCGGCGTTGCCGTCCTCGTCACAGGGCACGTTGCATTCGAGCCGTGCGCGCTCGTCGTGTCCCCTTGCCAGCAGCACGTAGTGTTCCCCCTCTTCGGCGCGGACGAGACCCCGCAGAGTCAGCGGCGCTCCGCACAGTGGGCACTTCTGCGGGCCGATGATGCGTTCGATGTCGTCGATGGTCGTCATTGCTCCGCCTCCTTCCCCTCACCTCGTGTGTATGTGTATCGGTGCCGGCAATGTTTTATCCTCGACGTGCCCCCACGTCTCGAGGCTTCTCACTGGCGTGTCCACGCCGCACTCACGCATCGCCTCGTTGGCAGCCTGCGCGTCACCCCGAACGTACGCCAGCGCGATGTCCAGCGCAATGGGCAGCGGCGCGAAGCCCATACTGGCGAGACCCAGCTCCAGAGCGATGTCGTGGTACTGCTCGACGGCCCATCGCCGGACTTCTTTTGGGTCCACGACGACTGTCTTATCCTCTTCGAGAAGCCCACCACACCATTCGGGAGGGGTCAGAGCTACGTGCGTGCGGCACACCGCCGGGCGTGCGGCGTACACGACGCACTCCCCATCTCGCAGAAAAAAGCAGTCGTGCCGTCCGCGCAACCATGTCAAATTGTTCACGGTGCGATTGCTGCTCAGCACACGGAGTTGCCTCTCGTGTTCTGACTGCTTCTCCTTCCATAGCCGTACGTACTCGCTGGGTCCGAGCTCCGCGAGGCATCCCAGCATCTCAGGGACGCTCACCAACGCAAAGAGTTGACAGCAGGCGTGACAGCCACGCTTGCACGTTGGCGCTGCTTTGTTCTTCGCGAGATACGCTTCCCACTCTCTATCGACCGTCTGCGAGATGTAGTGCAGCGCTTTGACTAGGTAGATCATTACTGTCCGCTCTCCTCCTGTGCCCGGTCGGCGCTCACGGTCCGAACCACGCAGTGCGTGCAGTATGCTAGCTCGTCGTCCATTGATTCACCTTCATCTCGTAGTAGTCGCACACGCTGTTGATTGCGTCGAGCGCTGCACAGAGAAGCTCTCGCAGCCGCTGGCGGTGCTCGTCGTCCTCTAGAGCGCTGACGTACTCCCAGAGCTCGGTCTGTGTTGTCCCCACTGCATGGAACAGCTTTAGGCGCTCGTCGTCGATCTCTTGCATCGGTCTCCCCGCATTTGTTGCAGATGCGCGACTACCGCGTCCACGTAGACCGCAGGAAGGTCTGGACCTCCGTGAAATCTCATGACCTCGGCCGCTAGTTGTGCGATCTCGTCGGAAATCTCTTTGGCGTCGACGACCCGCTTTTCTAGCGCTTCAATCTCTCCTTCCGAAAAATTGACCTCGTCGGCTCGGGCTTTCGCTGCTTTCGCTCTGGCCAGTATGAACGTCAGGAATGCTTGCATGTTCGCGAACAGTAGAGTGGAGGCTGTGCTCACCGACATCGGACTACTCAGCAGCGCGTGGATGTGTTCGGCCGTCTGCCGCGCGTCGCAAATGTCCTGTGTTACTCGTGCGCGCAGCTCTGCGCTCACCCTCTGCACACTCTCTCGGAGTTCCTCCTCTGACAATTTCATGAAGGTTTCCGGAGTTGCTTTAGGTGTTCTATGAAAGAGTCCCTGTAGGCCTCGCGCTGATCGAGAGGCATCTGTACGCTGAGCGAAACAGCGGCCGCGTCTGCCACTGTTTTGGCAGAGGCGATGAGTCTCTTGCTGCTCTCGGCCAGGTGCTCCGTCATTTCGTCATCTGACATCTCGTCCCTCTCCCTCTCAGAGAGGTGACTCTCCACCCACGCCTTGTCGAGTTTGCCCGCAGCGTAAGCCCGATCGCTGGCCTCGAGCCCTGCCACCAGCTTGTGTATCAGGGATATGATGCCAACGCAGGTGCCGATGTCGCTTCTCAGGAGCACATCGATCGCTTCGGCGGTCAGCGCCACGTCGCGCAGCGCCCGATCCGCTCGCTCCTTGATTTGCTCGTCTAGAGGGATATTCATGGCTTCTCCTCATTGATCCGTTTGCACTCGTCACACACCATTGGGTCGTGATCGATGATGCGCAACAACGCCAGCAGTGTGCCGGCCACCATCTTCGTGCACGAGCACTCGTCCGTGTACGCCCTGCCGGCCCAATACCTGATGGCCGCGTCGAGGTCGTAGCCCTGGGCCTCGAGCGCGTCCGAAAGACGATTCCAATTTGGACGCGTCACAACCACGTCTCCACTACGTCTGGGTTGTCGTCCTCACTGGCGAGCAGCTTGTGGAGGCCTCCGGGTATGCTCCTGCGAGCCTCGTCGAGGCTGTCTCCGACGTATGAGGGTGCTCCGTCTGGGCGCGCTCCTCTGTGGTCGACGGTGAACCGCCGCACGACGTACAGTGACGGCCGCTCGGGGTCGTTATAGATGGTCCATAAGTACAGAGGCTCGTCGCTCATACCATCTCCTGCGGAGGCCTCGGTATCTCGAGGTCGTGGGGACGCCAGAGGTGAAGGCAGTGCTCGTGGATGTTGATGTGGTCCGCGATCGGAACGTGGAGCTGCATCGCGCATTCGTCGTCGCGAAAAAACAGCCGCTTCATCCAGCACATGTCATCCCACGTAGGAGTGCTGTACCGTTTGGACACGGACACGTGATCCCACCCAGAACCGACGCCAACGATTACTCTCAGGTACTCGACCCCGAATCGGCAAAAGACAAACAACCCTTCGGTGTCGCCTGGCTTCGAGGCGTAGCCTCCTGTGGTGACCCTGGCTTCTTCTTCCACTCTGCCGTATTTGTCGCGCATGCGTTTCCGTCAATCTGTTTTGGTCTGGAGCGCTGGCGGCTCCCAGCCGTGTTCTCGGGTGTGCCGTAGCTCGAGCTCTGCCCTGAGCTGCTTCACGTCTGCGAGCTCTCTGCGGGCCAAGGCGGTGACCTTGGTGAATGTCTCGGTCTCCAGGCGCAGTCTCTCCTCGTAGATGTCCAGTATTTCGCGGGCGCCTCTGTGCAGCCTCTGCCAGTGCTGGTAGCTCACGTAGTGCAGCACCGTCAGGATAATCAGCGCCCCGACAGCGCCGAGTCCAAACGCATCAAACCACGTCATTTGCGCCTCGTTGTTTTGTGTTGGTTTTTGTTGAACGCAGTTTTTGCGCTGGCACGTAATTTGCCTAGGTAACATGATCTGCTGCTAGGCCTCGTTGGCTTCGTGCTCTGCAGTGCTGATGATTTACCCACCGGGAGTGCGTTCCAGCACCCCGAGCGTCTCACTTTCGCGTTCGCGTCCAAAATCTCTAAAATCGTACCGACTTCGGCGCAGAGCGACTGAAGACGTTCACGGTGCAATGGGTCAGTGCTAGATTTGCGGCCTGTAGCTTGAACGTACGTGGGCGCGGGTTTTGCGCCCCGTAGGTGCCGTAGTTGTTTGTGTGAAGTTAGCTTTGAGGCCTCAGTGTTTTTATAGATCATGTTCCAAAAAACCTGTCAAGATGAACGGATGTCTTTTCTGCTCAATCTTTGAACAACCGTGTCGCTTTCCGGGTCTAGTGGCCGCCTTCGCGATCGCGGCTGGGACGCTCGGTGGCCGCCTTCTCCAGCTTCTCGATTGCGTGTTCGGCCCCCAGGATTAGGGCTGCCGCGAAGTCGAGAGCCTCCGTCGGGCTCATGGCGTGCCGGTCCACCTCGCGGTCGAACTCGATCACGACCTCGTTCGCGTACGCCCACAGCTTCACGTGCACGTACTCGTTATCGGTACTCATCGGGCGCCTCGTCTCTGGGTGGTCTCGGCGTAGGGCCCTGGTCCGCGTTGGCTTGGGTGTCGCCGCAGCCGTCGCAGCGAAGTATGAACACGTGTGTGGCTCCTGCTCTCATACTCGCCTCTCCTTCATTTTGATAACCTCACTCCTCCGACGCGTACCTCACCATCTGACGCGGGTCAACGCGCCTGAGTTCTAATTCATGCTATCTGGGGATGAATGAGGCTAGGCTGTCCTACTGACCGGGATCCTCTTCGGGCTCATCCTCCTTCGCCTCGCGGTACCACGAGCACGGCACGACGCGGGAGATGCCCTGATTCTCCAGCTCGCGGGCGAGCAGATAGGCCGGAATGTTGCGGGCGTTGATGACTCGGCCGTTCGCCAGACGGATGAGCGCACGGCTGTGCGTCACCCAACTGACATCGGTTACGCAGTCCCAGTCGATCCAATCGTACTCGCTGTCGGTCTGCACTTGCACCATCGTCTGCATGTTTGTCTCGTTTCGTTTTGTTGAGTGAAAACCGAACTTTCTTCGACGACTACCCCAAAGCTCTGGACATTACACGCGATTTCCTGCGAGATTCCGAACATGCCGAAGATGGCCACCGAGGACCGCCCCTTCGTCTCGCCCGAGTGTCGGCTCCCCGACGTCTCGCAGATGGGACGACGTCGGCGTGTCTACGTCGACGGGCTGGGGCCAGCCGCCCACGAGGGGCTGGCGCGTCGCGGGTACGAGGCAATCGAGCTGATGAGCATGCCGCGGACGACCGAGGCGGATCAACTCGCATACCTGCGGGCGAAGCTCCAAGCATTCGAGGAGAGGACCGTTGAAGCGAGTGAGGAAGACCGCAAGCGCCTAGAGTTAGAAGCGCGGGCGTGGGGCATGTTGGGCACGCGGCAGCGCCGCGTGAACGTCAACGTCGAGGCCAGCTCCGAGGACATCGACAAGCTGCTCGATTGGGACCCCACGAGACACACGCTTTCGGGTAACACTACCGCGGTGTTCGCTCAAGCCCCTGAAATAGAGAAGCCAGAGGAGCCGTCGTGACGGACTACTGTCGGCAGCGCATTGGCGTGGAATACTCGCAGCACAGCGACTATTCGCGCCCCACAATCAACACGTCCCACGAGATAGAGCTGACCCCTGACGAGGGCTTTGTTCGGCGACTAGAGGTCAGCAACGGCGCCGCTACGTCTCTCGACGTGGACGAGTTTGCGACAGTCGAGGCTATCGTGGCCGCGAACCTGCACGCGACCGACTACGTCACTATCGGCTACACCTCCAGTGGCGCCGCCACCGCGTGCTCGTTTCAGCTCGGCGCGGGCGACTGGTGCCGCATCGTCGACGTGGACCCATCGGTTGCGCCGACGTTCCAGAGCGGCGCGGGGACCGTCAAAATCGAGGTCATCGTCACCGGGAGCTGATGGACCACACGACCGTCATGGCGGAATGCCGGCGGATAGTCGCCGAGGCCGGCTACGACGAGGAAGAGGTGCGCGTGAGCAACTTCCTCGACTACTCAGGGTTCGTCCGCGATATCGTCGCCTCCTGGCCGTCCCCGAAGCGCAAGCAAAAGAAGACGGTCGCGTTTGTCCGTGCACTGCGCCAGATGCGCGACAATCTCGCGCAAATCGTTGAAGCCGACCCGATGACGCTGTATCGGCCAGCGCACGACGTGGCTCTCGAGTTTCACCAGTCGACGGCGCTCGTACGGTACTTCCGCGGCGGCAACCGAATCAGCAAAACTCAGTCAGCGATTGCAGAAGCGTACTACGTAGTGACCGGGTCGCACCCGTATCGCCTCGTCCCGCAGCTTCCGGCTGATATTGCAGTCGTGAGCTATAGTTTTACGAAATATGCACCACGGGTTTTCGAGCCCAAATACATTGCGGGCGAGAGCGGCAACCCGTTGTCGCCGGTTTTCCCCGACGGAGGGAAATGGTTCAACCACTACGACGCGACGCGGAAAATCATCACGGTAGCGTGCCCCGAGTGCGCCGGTGCCGGTAGGGCCGGCTCCTGCCGTCACGCCAAGAGCACCATCACGTTGTTCAGTGAGCGGCAGGGGCCCGCCGCCATGCCTGGCGCGGCGTATGCGCTGGTTCATTTTGACGAGCAAGTTCCGGAAAATTTCCTCGGCGAGTGTCTGAAGCGGCTGGAGACCGTGCGCCACAGCGGCCTCATCATGACGGAGACTCCGCTCGGCGGAAAGGGGTTCTGGAGCCACAAGGTCCTCACTCGCGACGCGAAAGGCGCGAAGCTCGTTCCGGGCACCAAGCAGCGCCTCGTCACGCTGCACACCATAGATCAGTTCAGCGCGGGCTTGGCGGACCACGATAAGATTCGTGCGTCCATGGAGCTCATGAGCCCGGCCGAGGTCGAGGCGCGCGTCTACGGGCGGCCAGCGGCCTACTCGGCGACCGGTGTGTTCGACCAGCTCGAGCTGGCCATGATGGGCGACGAGGCTCGGGCGCCCACGCGCGGGTTCCTCGTTTTCGTCGACGAGCGGGAGCGCGACCTCTATGAAATTCTCGGCAGCTACCAGGACACCGACCCGAAGCCGCTGTTCATCCAAAACGACGACGGACCCTTGCGCGTCTGGGAGCATCCGGAGCCTTCTGCCCAGTACGTGATCGGCGGCGACGTCGCGCAGGGATTGATCAAGGGTGACGCGAGCTGCGCCAGTGTGCTCAAGATGGCGTTCGCCGATGGGCTGCTGACGTTCACGATGGTCGCGCAGCTCCACGGCTGGATCAATCCGCGACACTTCGCGGAGGACTGCTTCAAGCTGGCCGCGCTGTACAACGGCGCCGTGCTCGTCATCGAGCGCAACGGCCCGGGGAACGAGACGATTCGAAGCCTGCGCGAGTGGGGATATTGGAACCTCTTCCGGGACGTCACCGACCAGACCCAGGTCGAGTTCGCCGCGGACGCAGTCTTTGGCGTAGACACCACAATCCGCAGCAAGTCGACGATGGTCTCAATCATGCAGCAGCAAGTCAAAGACCGTCGCACGGGCTACAGAGCGCTCCACGTCATGTGTGATGACACTCTGGAGGAGATGGGTACGTTCGGCCAGGAGCTCACCGACAGCGGCCTGACGGTGCGTTTCAGGGGCGAGAGCGGCATGCCTGACGACAGGGTCATGTCTCTGGTCGTAGCGCTCTACGTGGCCATCGCGTTTTCGTTGTTCGATTTCAACCTCGCCGCCGAGCGTGCCCGCGACGACAGCCAATCACGACTCGCCCAGCACGACAAGGAAGTCTGGGAGGAGTTCCGACACCGAGATCAGGGGGAAGCATGGGGGAATTGATCATCTGCGCAGCCGCCGCGCTGCTGCCGAGTCTGATCTTCGGCGGGCTGCTGCTGTGGCACGTCCGCGGCGAGCGAGCGACTGTGAGCACTCTCGCAGAGGAGGCGTTTCGCCACATTGCGAGTCGGGATGCCCGGGACGCCGCCGAGGCCCGGGCGCTGAAGGACTACCAATCCGAGGCGCTCCGAGAGCAGCGTGTTGAATTCGAGCGCCACGAGAAGGAGCTGCGGACGGGTGAGCCGCCCGCGCTTCGCGACGTCGTGCGCGACGACACCGGACGTGAGTACGAAGTTTTCTAGGGGGATGGACACATGCCAGCCGGATTTGATTACGGCGCGATGATGGGGCTCTCTGACCTCGGGCCCGAGTCTGGGTACGAGACCGAGGACTACTCGACAGCGCTCGAGATGCGAGGCCAGGGAGACACCCAGCATCAGCAGCCTTGGCTTCACCAGGACTACACGCAGACGAATCCCTACGACGAGGGTGGTCACGGCGCGTGGATGCAAACCGCGATGCCCGAGTTCGCAACGGGGATGGGGATGCTGGACCAGGCGCCCGCCGACGCGGGGCTCGCCATTCCGCTCGAGGAGGACACCGCAGAGGACATGGAGGGCGATGACGACCTGTACCTCCAACCACACGAGGAGATGACCGACGACGAAGAGACCGAGGCCATGCTGGACGAGGAAATCGGTCTGATGGAGGACAGCGAGGAATTTCAGCTCGGTGCGGCTGGGATGGATGACGAAGAGGGCTACTGATGGCCGAGAACACTCAGCAGACGGACCCGACAGGGATCCTAGAGGGCTATGCCCCTCACGACCACTACTCGCCGCCCGAGTCGGAGCGGGACCTCGTCTCTGAGTGCATGCAGCGATTTGACGAGGCCGAGAAGGCGCGCAGCTACTGGGAGCAGGACGCTGACTTCTTCCTGAATTTCTTGCGAGGAAATCAGCTCATCCTGCGCAGTGTGGCGACAAATGAGGTCTTGCGCGTGGCTGTGGCGCAGGGCAACACGAAGCGCCTCCACTCGATAGACAACGTGCTACGGCCGGTGGCGCGAGCTCTGACCGGCAAGCTGACCCGGATCATCCCGGGCGTGGAGGTTCTGCCGGCGACGACTGAGCAGGACGACCTGCGCTCGAGCGAAGTCGCGAACGCGTTCTTGGACTACATGGCCCGCAAGGAGCAGCTCCGGAAGAAGTTTTTGCGCTCGATGAAGCAGCTCCCTTGGGCGGGCACTTCACTCATTGAATTGTCGTGGAACAAGCGCGCGGGCCAGAATTTGGCGTGGTGCAAAACCTGTAGCTGGACAGGCCCCGAGGAGCAAGCCGGGCAGCCGTGCCCTCTGTGCGCGGAGCAGCAGCAGGCGCAGATGCAGCAGCAGATGGCCATGCAGCAGGGCATGATGCAGCCCGGCATGCAACCCGGCATGCAGCCTCCCCAACAGGAGGTGCCGACAACCGTCAAAATCAACGAGGGCGACGTCGAGGTCACGGTGCGCGACCCCCGCGATTGCTTCCCGGAGCCTGGCCAGCCCGAAGTCACCAAGATGCGCTGGTTCGTCACGCGGGAGCCGGTAGCGGTGTCAGACGCGCGACGCTGCTACCCGCACAAGGCGAAGCACATTCACGCCGAGGATGGCATCTACACCGACCGCACCATCGGGTTCTACGGGCAGGGGTTCACCGGGCACAACGAAACCCAATTCCTCCAGGATCACGTGTACTTATACACGTTCCATGAGGCGCCTACGAGCAAGTACGAGCGTGGACGGCTGATCAGAATCCTCAACAGCATGATCGTTGAGCAATCAGAACACCCGCTCTATTTCCTTCGTCGACTCCCGTTCTACGTGAGTCGCTTCGAAACCAACGACGGCGAGTTCTGGGGCGAATCGCCGATTGCGCACGCCTGGCACATGCAGCGCGAACTGAACAAGCTGCTGACCCAGTGTCGGACGGTGCGAGAGCTGACCTTCAACCCACAAAAACTCGTCCCGATGCAGAGCCGCATCACGACCGCTGAGTGGGATGACCAGCCCGGACGACACATCAGATACAACCCCATCGGCGGCAAGCCGGCGTATCTCGAGATTCAGCAATTCCCAGCCTACGTGTACGCTGAGATCGACCGTCTCGCCCGCAGCATCATGAACAAGTTCGGGGTGACCGACGAGGAGATGGGCTACGGGCAGGGCCGAGAGAGCGGGCGGTTCGCTGCCATCCAGGAGGCGCAGAGCTCGGAGGCCATCGCGCCCATCATGGTCGACAATGGCACCGAGTGGCTGGAGCTGCACCGGGGCATTCTGCAAGCGGGCCAGCACTACTATACGCCCGAACGCGCGTGGACTGTCACCGGCCGCGACCGCGTGATTTCCCACACGTGGAGCGAGATGAACCTCCTCCCTGGCTGGGACATCGAGCTCGTCGAGGAAGACAGCCTCTCCAAGAATCCGGCGCTGCGGCTTCAGGAGGCGTTGGAACTCCTACAGGCCGGCGTGTTCACTGACCCGCTGACGGGCATTGTGGACATCAAGGCGTTCAAGCGTTCGGCAGGGCTGCGCTTGCCGGGCATCGCGCCCGACATGAATTCGAGCGAGCGGGCCTACGCCGACTCGATCCCAGAGCAAATCAAGCGTGGCGGCCAGTTCGTCCCGCGCCCATGGGACGACTGCGAAATCATCGTCGAGAGTCTGACGGCGTGGCTGCGCGGTCCTGGCAGGAACGAGGACCCCGTGCTCGTCGACATGGTCGGCCGCATCTGGGTCGCCTACGCCGATATCCTGAAGATGCAGCAACGGCCCATGGACGAAACGATTGCTTTCGCCCCGGGGCCGATGGTCGGGCAGCAGCAGGCACCGCAGCCAGGCGGCGCCCCGGGCGGTGGAGGGGTCATGCAGCAGGGCGGCCAGCCGGGCCCACAGCAGCCCAATTCGCCGCAGGCGGACGCCGCTAGAATGGTGCAGCAGGCCGACCAGTCAGGGGAGCAGCTCGCCCGTCGCCAAGCCCGTCACGAGGGCTAACGAATCTTCGTCGATCTTCTGGGGGGTTGCACGAATCCCCTTCGGTGGTGTAGCCTGGACCCGAATCCGATTCGCTCGCACCGTACTGCCGGGATTCACCACCAGCGACTGACAGCGTTACTGTCGGGGGACAGATGGACGAAGACGAACAGACGACGGGCACCAGTGCAGCCGAAATCATCGAGGCTGCCGACGGCGCGGAGTCGATAGAGACGGAACCACAGACCGACGAGGGTACTCCTGCGTCCACGTCCCAGGACGCGGCGGCCGCGGAAACCGAGGGCCATACCCCCGATGAGCTAGCCGAGCTCGAAGCGTTTTTCGCTGACGACTCGGAAAAGAAGCCGGACGGGAAAGACGACGACGCAGAGCCACAGGGTTCACGGGCCGAGCGGCGAATTCGCGCGCTATCTCAGCGCACGAAGCAGTATCGCCAGCAGATGCAGCAGCAGCAGCAGCTGCATCAGCAGCAACTGGCGCAGATGCAACAGCAGTTCCAGCAGCAGCAGACACAGATGTTGCAGGAGCTCCGCCAGTTCGTGCCGCAGCAGCAGCAAGACACTGACCCCGTCAGTCAGCTCAAAGCCGAGGTGCTGACGGAGGCGCAGAAGCAAGCGGCTGGTGTGTACGGCGCTGAAATCCAGGCTTTGCGCAACGAGCTCCAGGGCATCCAGCGGCAGCAGCAGCAGCAGCAGACGCTATCGCAGCGGCGTGCGCAAGCACAGCGGCTCAACCAGCAGATCGATGCAGCAGTGGACCAAGTGCTCGTCCCCGCGATGGGCGGACAGGTCGATTCGAAGCGTCGAGACATGTTGGCCCGCATGGTGCTGATGACCGCGCACACGGAGCGTCTCGCGCCCATGGAGGCAGTCAAGACCGTCCGATCCACCCTGAACGGTTATGCGCGCGATTCCCTGCGCCACGGATACAAAGCCCGTGGAAAGAAGATTGAGGCCAGTCAGTCGACGCCTTCGCCAGCCCCTCGTGGGCGCGCGGGCGCGACGGGCGAAAGCTTGCCCGACTGGTCCCATCTTCGAAAGGCGGGGTATAGCTCGTACCATCAATGGGAGATCGCAGGGAGACCTGCCCTCTCGTGAGGTGTTTACATGGCTGGTGTAGCGATTGACACCTATGGCGCGTCGTGGATTAAGTACATGCCTGGCATCAGGCGTACACTTAACAATACGACGAACGCTCGGCAGCTCGCAAAGGCAAAAGAGAAGAAGTGGCAGGGCGAGAGCCTCGACTTCAGTGTTCACGTGTCGCGCAACGTCGGCGTCGGTAACATCGAAGACGGCGGCAAGCTACCTCCCGCTGGCAAGCAGTCGTACGTGTTTGCAAAGATTTACCGAAAGTTCCTCACGGGTTCCGTGCAGGCGACAGACGGTATCCTGAAGAACGCGGCCACGACCGAAGGCGCATCCATCTCCGTGACCGAGTCAGAGCTCGACGGTCTCTTGGAAGGAATGCGCAAGTACGAAAACTATCATTTTACCCGTGACGGTACTGGTATCGTCACGACTATCGGCGCAACCGCCTCTGGTGCGACGTTTACGGTCCGCGATGCCCGCTGCCTCTGGGATGGCAAGGCGTTCGAAATCCGGGACGCCACCACGCCGGCGACCATCCACGACACGTTCACCGTGTCCAAGGTCGCCAGGGCACAGACGGCGGCCGGCGAGGCGACCGTCACCCCGAGCGCCACGCTCGCAGCGTCTGGACAAGCGACGGGCGACTATGTGGTCTGGGGCACGGGCGACGACAGCGCCTACTCGCGGGCCATCACGGGGCTGGACAAGCTCATCGACGACACGGCGACGACGTTCCAAAACGTCAACGTGACGACCTATCCGCGCTACAGCTCGACGGTTCTGGCAAACGGAGCCACGGGGTTGTTTGCGGCAGGCACCGCGCGTGCGATGACGCCGACGCTGTTTAGGCAGTGTCTCATGGGGATCAAGCAAGAGTCCGGTGAGAATGCACCGAACGGCATGGCTTGCTTGACGAACACGTGGCAGAGCACTGTTCTCGAAGAGATGTATGAGGGCGAAGTCCGTCTACGCCCCGATGACACGACCATGGGGATCGTTACCACGACGTTCCAGACCACGGTCGGCAAAGTCAACATCGTGACGGACCCGGACAGCCCGCATGGGCGGTTCTATCTCATCGCTCCCGAGGAGCTGCTCTTCGCGGTTCAGGCTCCTCTGGATTGGCGGCGAGATGGCCCGGGTGCTCCGATTTTCAAGCGCAACGACCAGAACGCCGTGTACACCGCGACGGCGCTGGAATGCTGCGAGCTCGCGATTTTGCAGCGGAACAAGTGCGGCAAGATTGTGGACATCAACGAGGTGCGGACCTCGGCCTACTAGGCCGGGCATGGCGGGGGGCGCGGCTGTCGGGGGACTAGCCGCGCCCCTTCATCCCCCCGGACGGGAAGGAGGC